TGCTGTTTGGTTTGCCATTGACTTAACAGCTTCTATCATTTCATTAAGGCTGCCTGTAGGGCTTTGGTAGCTGAAGGAAGCCCCCTCTGGTAAGATAAGTGCTTTATCTACCCCACTAGATAATTTACTTTGCCCCTCATCTATGCCTGTGAATACTGGTTGCCCTAACCTAAAGCGTGTACTTAATGCTATTTCAGTCATAGCGATTCCAATATGGAGGGCAGCCCTTGTTACATCATAAGAGTTTTTAGTGAACATAGCCCTTGAGATAGGGTTCATTCCATAGGGGTTTATCATATCCTCATTACCTTGCACAGCGTACCGCTTACCCTTTTGGTCAAATTCAAAGTGCATACCAGCCATGCCTTCCCTATCTTCAGACCAGAACACATACCTCTTGTCTGTAGCATTGCCTTCTATTTCATAGCTGTAACCATACGGCTCTGATTCTCCATAAAAATAATACTCTTTGACATTAGGCAATACTTCATATTCTAGCCTGGTCTTTCTTTCATTGTATCTGGTTTTAAACCAACAGCAGCCAAGCAACCAAGTTAGTTCAGCAAACTCCCTAGTCTTAGAATTTAACTTATAAGCAGCATCATTATAAGCTTCATTCATTTCACCAGCTACTAGCCTAGTAGGGTTCTCTTTATATAACATCATCCTAGCCTTTGCAAATCTTGGTACACAAGACTGAACAAATGGGGGTACTTGTTGTAGGCTATCACTTGCAAACCATTGCTCTAGGTGTATATCTAGGTTCTGGTTATAATAAAAGTCTAGAGATTCCATCAACTCATTATTTGTTTTTTCTAAATAGCTTTTATAAGCGTCTTTTACACTTTGTAACACTACGCTCTCAGAATATTCTGGGATAACTACTCTATTTACTGATTTACCAAAGTTATACATTTTTCTTATTCCTTTTGTATTGTTTTGCAGTTCTCCCTTTCCGCTTTAGTTCTTGATTCTTTTTCAATCGCTTTCTTTTTTTATCTTTTGCTCTTTTATTAGGCATTACCAACTCACACTTGCTCCAACCATTCTACGAATAGGAAACTTATGGGCAATAGCATAACTACAAGCATCGAGTGCGTGAGTTAATTCTATCTGCCCTTTGTCTAAGCCACCCCTCTTATCTCTTTGGCATTGTTCCAAGTCCTTAATTAAATATATACAACTAGGATCAACAGTCATTCCTATTTTACCTTCTGCATCTTTTAGCTTTCTATTCAAAGCATTCAATCTGTCTATATGACTTGGATGAGATTTCTTTGCCCTAATAAGAAAACCATGATCCCTTAATATTTGATGGTCGCTTCTTCTACTTGTCGTACTTCTAGCCTTACCTGCCGGATCTGGATAACACTCAATATTAGGGGCTATCTTCTTCATAGCTAATGCAAGCTCTTCTGTGTTGCTATTTTTTAATCTAATCTCATCATAAAAGTGTATAGTGCCATCTGTATACTCAGTCGCTAATACAGCGGTATTATAATCAACATTAAAATCGCAGCCCCACCATAACTTACTAGATAACTCTTTTGCTTTTATACAATGTGTATTTCTATCAAAGTTCCATGCAGCTCTATTTCCTGTTGTTTCAAAGCTGCCTTCAAACTCTTGCCTAAACACTACTTCATCCATTGTCCTTTTAGCCAATTCTATTTCTTCTTTAGGTACAAAGCCACCTTCTAGTGTAGTAAACTGCCATGACTGCCATTCTTTATCAGCTTGCCCCTTGCTGTATAATTCATACATCATGTCATACCCACTTGGTGTACCAATAAATAAACATTCCCCCTGGGTGGTTGCTAACATAGGCATTATAATCTCTTCCCACACATGAGGTTTGATATAAGCCATCTCATCCATTACACATCTTGTAAGTTCAACCCCTCTCAAATTATGTTCATTGTCAGCACCTTTAACTGATAGCTCTGCCCCATTCTCAAATACTACACTCATCTCACTTTCATTTAACTTTGCACCTACAAACCCATTGAACATCTGCCTTAATACAGGAAAGACAATCATCTTACCTTGTCTATAGGTAGGTGTAATAAACCATCTTCTCTCGTTAGGCTTGAACTCATCTTTCAGTAGGTACATTAAGCTTAGTATAGTCTTTCCCCAGCGTCTCCCAGCTACAATTACCTTAAACCGTGATTTGTTATTTAAAATTTTTTTACGAGTCTTATTAACAGTCCAATTAATCATCATCTATTACCATTACCTGTATAGGTTCTGACTTGGTTGTTCTCTCTTGCCTTTCTAATGCCTTACCCTCTAGTCTTTCTACAATGAATTGTATGGCTCTCAAGTCACCTCTTTCTGCCAACTGGAATAATTTAGATACAACTACTTCCCTTCTTTCTTTCTCATTGACCTTAGTAAAACTAAACTCCTTAATGAGATCTGTATAGGCATTTCTTCTTCCATTAGGGTTTCCAGACTGACCTTTCTTCCACATTGTATCTGGCTTATGACCTTTCTTGAACTGACCATTAACCCTTCTGATGTCCTTCTGTTTTTTACTCATACTCTACTAATGCCATTACATAAGCCTTATTTAACTTATCAATTAATTCTTTCACTTTTGCTGTGTCAATCTCATATACATCAAATTCTAATCGGTAGTTGCCTGTGGTCTTGAGGTTCTTTATGCCTACCAATTCAGTCGTAAGCACAACCCCTTCTTTTTTTTCTTTTGTCACAATTCCCTTAAAAAGATACTTTATAATTTAAAATAAAAGATATGATTTATAAAATACACAAAAGCCCCAGGGTTAACTGAGGCTTTTTTTAGTGGTTTAGTGGTTATTAGTTATTTTATATCTTGCCAAGCATTGGGAGGTGTGTGCATTTCATTTTTTTTACTTGCTTCTATTACTCTTACTCTATCTTTATCAATATCCCTGTATAAAAGACTTTCTATTCTTTCATCAACATCTTGACCAATGGCATTAGATAATCTTTTAGCCCTATCTGCTAAGCCGTGCCGTAAATCAGTTTGAGAAAATCTAGCTACTTCACTCAACCAAGTAATGGCGTCCTTTACTTCTTTAACTAAATTATCATTGTTTATATTCATTCTTAACTCCTTTTTTTATTTTATTCCTTATACCCAAAAAGCCCCATTTAAGGGGCTGATTGGTTTCCTTTGGTTATTATTCCCCTAAACAATAGTTCTCGTTATAAGCCTTCTTTAATTCTAGGTACCGTTTTGATAATCCCGAAGTATGGTGAGTGTCAACCAGATAATCAATAAACATACCATCAGAGTCTTTCCAATACTGCTTTGCTAGTTCATATCCGCAACCAGTACATTTTAGGAAATACTCAAAATTAGGATTACTATGTTCTTGGTGCCATAGTTCCCAGTTATTATGATGTCTATAACCCTTATATGTTCCATACTTATCTTCAAGTTCAAATTTACACCCACAACAACCTGCTGACCTTGCGCTTACTACTGACTCTATGTTCTTAATAAATGTTCGTCCCATGTTTAACTCCTTATTTGTTGTATTATTCATAAACAAATATAATACTAATAAATGATAATGTAAAGGGTTTCTTAACCCTTATCTAAGAGTTAATAATAAGTCATTCTACATACTATACAAGCCCATAATCCATCTTCCTGTTTAATACATTCTTTCTTCTTATCACATAGGTCACAGTAGGTTTTTGTTTTCATTTTATCTTACTTAGCCACTGCTTATATATTTGATTTGCTATTTGTGCGATCATTACAGGTGGAACACTCATTCCTATAATATATTTAGGTTTATTATTTAAAAAATTATAATCAAGAGGAAAAGAACCTGCTAGCTTTAAAGATTTATCAGATATATAGTTTGCGCGTTTATAATGAGACATTACCCCAGCATTAGTAGCCGTAATCGTATTTAAAATTTTATTTTTATGTACTTTTATAGAATTAAAAAAACTTCCTTTAGGGTGTACTGTTGAAAAACTATTTCCAGGTTTAGTTAATTTCCACCATTTTTTATATGCTTCAGATAATTCTTTTCCAAGTCCAAAGTCTATCTCATTAAAAAAAATAGGCTTCTCATTAAATTCTAATTTTAAATATGGTTTTTGGTCAAATAATGTTTGTTGATATAGAAAAGGCTCTGCTAAATCTTTTCTAAGGCATATAAAAAACACTCTTTCTCTTTTTTGCGGAACACCCATTTTTGAAGAGTCTAATAACCAGTATTGAGTATAATAACCTGCTTTTTCAAACTCATGGTATATTTTATAAAGATATTGCTTTGCATCTCCAAAAAGTAATCCCTTTACGTTTTCAGCCACTACTACTTTAGGTTTTAGTTTTGCTGCTAGTTCAATAAAATCAAAAAACAATGTATCTAAAACTTGCTCACTTTGACCTTCTCTAAACTTTTTTTCTTTTCCCCAGTCTTTTTCTCTATTTCCAGCCATTGAAAAACTACTACAAGGCGGAGAACCATCTAATATATCTAAATTAAATAACTCTTTTGGTAGATCGTTTCTATTTTTAAAATCTTGTATCCCTTCTAAATAACTATACTTAGGATTATGATTGATTTTATAAACCCCCATCATCCTGGGATCAATCTCATTTATACCAACAACATCAAATCCTGCTAGCTTATACCCCATAGATGAACCACCTCCACAAGCAAAACAACTAAACACACTCCCTTTGTCTTTAGTAAAAATACTGTCTTTTAATTTCCAATTATAATTAAACATCTTCACAGTCAGCACAAACCTTTCTTTTCTTACCTAGTGTTGGAATGTTTTCCTGGGGGTACTTAACAAACTTTCTAGTATCAACCCAATGAGGCACTTCACTCCATGTTTGTTCACACTTGCTGCAATAAAAAACAACATCATCTATTCTATGTTTTCTTTTATCAAATGCTGACGACCTATTTTTTTTAAATAATCTTTCATTATTGTTTCTATAGTCAGTTTTGTCCAATATCCAATAAATTATATTTTCATCCCCCTTATCCATTACTTAGGCTTTTCAGGTAAGTATTCAACTGCACAACATGAAGAACCATTCTTTAACT